CATAGCAGCAGCATCAGGTGATGCTGTTTATACAGACTATGTAGCTTTTGGCGTATTGTCACCCGATGATGTTCAAATATCAACTAGACTTAATGATGGTACAACAGCACATGTGGACTCAACTCAAGCAACGGCAGCAAGTGGTAATCATAGATTCCAAGTTACGGTAACTTCTGCTGGTGTTGTAACATTCGCTCACATCGGTGCTGCTGTTATGAGTGCAGGTACTTTAGCTGCACCAAGCACAACAAAAGCATTTACTTTTGACGATGGTGATGTGGTGGTTCCTTATTTAAGTATTTTAAGTACAAACGCAGATTCTGCAATACACTTAAAAGCTATTAAAATAACTCGTACACCTGGAATTAGTTACACAGACTAATATCTAACTATATAGTGGGGTTTCGGCCCCACCTTTTTATAAGGAGATTAATATGGCAGGTTTATCAGATGTACGGGCTCTAACCATAAGTGATGAGAACGCAGCAGATGCAGATAGATTAGTTACTGCAGCACAGCCAAACTTAACAGCAACAATGGCAAATACTACATTTGCTGGAGGAGCCGCAAGGAACGTAACAGTAACTACAGCTGGTACTGGCGATAATGCTAAAACAAACACTATTGTTGGAACGGATGTTTTTGGTGATGCCTTAACAGAAGTTATTACATCTACTGGTTCTGCTGAAGCTGTAGCAGGCGAAAGTTTATTCTTAACAGTCACATCAGTTACTAGCTCTGCACAGTTTGCGGGTAACATAACAGTTGGTTCAGGATCTTTATGTGCACAAGCCGTTGAAGATTCTAACAGAGTAAGATTAAAAGGAATGTCTGTAGTATCAGGTGGCACAGCAGGTGATGTTGAGTTTATAAACGGTACACCCGAGAGTGGCACAACATTGTTTAAATCAAGAACTATAGGTACAGCAAACACAACTAAAGATTTTACTATACCTTCTGAAGGTGTTTTATTTGATGGCGGTGGTTCTGTTAGGTACACTGTAGATGTTGCGGATAATATAACTATATTCTACGCATAGAGGTAGGTATGGCGACAAAAGGTACAATGAAGGGTCACACCATAGGCGGAGGACAGAAACGTCCTACCAAGTCTGGTGCAGGCATGACCAAAAAAGGTGTAGCTAAATACCGTAAAGATAACCCTGGATCTAAATTAAAAACGGCTGTTACTGGCAAAGTTAAAGCTGGTAGTAAATCTGCAAAAAGACGTAAATCATACTGCGCACGTAGCGCAGGACAAATGAAGCAGTTTCCAAAAGCTGCAAAAAACCCCAATAGTCGTTTACGTCAAGCACGTAGACGATGGAAATGTTAGGAGAATAAAATGGGAAAGTTAGAAGATAATTTAAAAAAAGCAATGAAAAGTAAATCAATGAAAGAGTTTACGAAGACAGGTCGTTTTAAAGACGCTGAAGATAAAGTAAAAAAGATAGAGCTAGGTAATATGAATAAGATGCTCAAAGGCAAAAAAATGATGGCTGGCGGTAAAGTCAAGAAGATGATGGCTGGCGGTAAAGTCAAGAAGATGATGGGTGGTGGTATGACCATGCCCACGAAAAAGAAAATGATGGGTGGTGGCATGACTAAGATAAAGTATAAAGGTGGTGGCATTGTACAGCAAGGCGTACGTCCAACCAAGTATATCTAGGAGGTTGCGATGCGATCTTATTATAAAGCAGGTGGCTCTGTAAAAAAGAAGAGTAAGAGCAAAGTTAATGAGTCTGGTAACTATACTAAACCTTCCTTACGTAAAAGCATATTCAATAGAATAAAAGCTGGTGGTAAGGGAGGAAATCCTGGTCAATGGTCTGCACGTAAAGCTCAGATGATGGCTAAAGCTTATAAAAAAGCTGGTGGAGGTTATAAGGGCTAATGGCTTTAAAGAAACCGCAAAGAAGCTTAAAGGCGTGGGGTAAACAAAAGTGGCAAACCAAAAGTGGTAAACCTAGTACACAAGGGCCAAAAGCAACAGGCGAGCGTTATTTACCTGCGAAAGCAATTAAAGCTCTATCTAGTAAAGAATACGCAGCCACTACGGCTAAGAAGCGCAAAGCAACTAGAAGCGGAAAACAAGTGGCTAAACAGCCAAAAAAGATTGCAAGAAAGACGAAGTCTTATAGAAAAGTCACGTGAGTGGGAAAGAGATAAATAATGGCATCATCAGGTACTACTGCATTTGACATGGACTTTACAGAGATAGCTGAAGAAGCTTGGGAACGTGCAGGCAGAGAAATGCGTTCAGGTTATGATTTAAGAACTGCTCGTAGGTCTATGAATTTAATGACTATTGAGTGGCAGAACCGTGGCATTAACATGTGGACTATAGAAGAAGCCACACAAGCTGTAATTGCTGGCACATCACAATATACTTTACCTGCAGATACAATAGACCTTCTTGACCATGTTATACGTACAAACGCTGGTAACTCTAGTACACAGTCTGATCTCACCATAAGCCGTATAGGCGTAAGCACTTACGCATCAATTCCTAACAAGCTAATATCAGGTAGACCTATCCAAGTATGGGTCGAGCGTTTAGCCGCAGCTCCAAGGATAAACCTTTGGCCTGTGCCTGACACTAGCTACACTTTTGTGTATTACAGAATGAGAAGAATACAAGATGCAGGCAATGGTGTAGAGACCGCTGATATGAGTTTTCGTTTTTTACCTTGCCTAGTAGCAGGTTTAGCGTATCATATAGCCATGAAAGTGCCTGAGTTTGCAGATAGAATTACTATGTTAAAGACAGCGTATGATGAGCAGTATAACTTAGCTGCTGGAGAAGATAGAGAGAAAACTTCGGAACATTTTGTTCCCCGTGTTAGTAGGATTTAGTTATGTCAAACAAGTTCTCAAGTAGTAACAAAACACTAGCTGAATGTGATATCTGTGGATTTAGATATAAACTAAGAGATTTGCGTAGCTTAGTCGTACGAGGTAACGATACTAACTTGAAAGCATGTATGGAGTGTTGGAGTTCCGACCACCCACAGAATAGACAAGGTATGTTTCCTGTGCACGACCCACAAGCTGTACGTAATCCAAGACCTGACTTTGCAGGATATGCAACGAGCAGAGCGCAAATATACTCAGGCTCTGAGTTTAATAAATTAAGTTTTGTTGCCACTACAGCTGTAGGGCAAGTAACAGTAACCACTTCGTAAGGAGAAGAATATGAATAGATCTAATATGGGTAAACAAGTTAGCACACCTGGGATGAAAAAACCAAAAGGTTATGCCCCTGGTGGTAGCGTACCAAAAAACATGAAGGGTTTTTCTAAATTGCCTGAAGGCGTTCAACAGAAAATGAATCCAGATATGGCTGAAAAATATAGCGGTGGTGGCTTAATCAAAGGTAAAGTAAAAGCACGAGGTGCAGGCATAGCTACGCAAGGTTACTCTTTTAAGGTGTAAATTATGAACTATACTAATTTAAAAGCAAATGTAGAAGAAATATGTGAACAGACGTTTACAGCAAATCAACACGCTCTGTTTACACAACAGGCAGAACAGAAGATATTTAATTCTGTAGACTTACCAGCTATGCGTAATGTTGATACTAGTAATTTAACTGCGGGTAACGAGTTTTATACTACACCTGACGGGTATTTACACACTTATAGTTTAGCTATAGTAAACAGTGACACACAAACTTTTTTATTAAATAAAGACTCTAATTTTTTAAGAGAGGCATATCCTGTAACTACAACTGCTAAACGTGGATTACCAAAGTTTTATGCTTATCATAGCGCTGTGGGTTCTAATGTAAGATTTATGTTTTCCCCAATACCAGACGCTAACTACACATTAGAACACATACATGCCAAGTATCCTACATCTATTGTAACTGCAGGTGGTACGTATCTTGGAGATAACTTTGATACAGCTCTATTAAATGGTACATTGCTTGAGGCTATACGCTTTCAAAAAGGTGAGGCTGATATGATTGCTTTATATGAGAAGCATTTTTTACAAGCTATAACATTACTAAAACAACTAGGTGATGGTAAGCTTAGACAGGATATGTATCGTTCTGGTCAATCTAGAACTAAAGTGGGTTAGGAGATATAGATGTCAATTACACAAGCTATGTGTTCATCGTTTAAAACAGCCCTGCTGGACGGAGAGATGGATTTCAGTAGCAATACATCACAGGCGTTTAAAATTGCTTTATATACGTCTTCCGCAACTTTACATGCAGGCACTACAGCGTACAGCACAACTAATGAAGTAGTAGGCACAGGATACACAGCAGGAGGTAACACTCTTAGCATAGCAGCAAATCCTGCATTGTCTGGTACAACGGCTTTCTTAGATTTCTCTGACACCACTTGGAGTTCTTCTTCTTTAACAGCTAGAGGAGCGTTAATATATAAGAGTGCAACAGGTAATCCTGCAATAGCAGTAATCGACTTTGGAGAAGACAAACAATCTAGCTCGGGTAACTTTGTAATATCGTTTCCTGTAGCCGACGCTAATAACGCGATCATACGTATTTTTTAGTGAG